GGGAAAACGTAGATGGTTTCCCTTGTATATCTCCCCAGGCCGGCAACTGATCTGATCGACTGGTTTTCGCAAGATAATATCCAGAACCTAGTCCATGTGTGGTTTTTTTGTCAGCGTGAGTATCCACTTTTGACTGCGCTCCACTTGGGGTTTCTGCCCCGATACTCGCTGGAGTAATCGGGTCGCTACCGCCGGAAGCATGAGAGTTCTTATGCGATGAAGGGGAAAACGTAGATGGTTTCCCTTGTATATCTCCCCAGGCCGGCAACTGATCTGATCGACTGGTTTTCGCAAGATAATATCCAGAACCTAGTCCATGTGTGGTTTTTTTGTCAGCGTGAGTATCCACCTTTGCCTGCGCCCCTGTAGGGGTCTCATGCCCGCTATGAGGGGCTGCTTTCGCTTCGTGCGTGTCTACTTTTGCTTGCGCCCCTGCTGGTGTTTCCGCCCCAATACTCGCTGGAGTAATCGGATCAGATCCATCTTTTGCATGTAAATTAGCATGAGTATTTCCAGTATGGAGAATCTGATCTCCTTCTGTAGTTATACTGTTTGGATTTATAATCATATTTTTCCCTCCTTCTAAATTCCGCCCTAGTTGGCGGGGTTTAAAAATTATTAATAACTTCTATTGGTAACGCCTCGTTTATAATTTGTACGTTCTTAAGTTCACCATTGAGTTGGCCGCTCGTTCCGACGCATCCCAAGAAAAAGCGTTGTAGATCAAGCATTGCCGGAACTTCAGTCAAGGGGGATTCTTTGTATTCGTCGTTGAGATGGATTCTTGCTTTCATGTTTGGAACGTCAAGCACAGCAGCAACAAATTGCCACTCATAGGCGGAATATTCGATACTAGGTGAACCAAAAGTCTGTGTATCTGTGCCATCTACGTTAGGGATCTGCAAATACAACCGTCGCGAATTATTGTCGCGCATAAAACGAACCATATTACCGTGGTCGGCAATTCCGTTGTCAACATGGAAAATCCGTTCTAACTGCGTCCCTACGGGAGAATAAGGTCTCCATTCCGCCACAAAAGTAAATTCGCGCTGGTTGAACTGTTTTGCCAGTTCGGGGTAGGGCAAAATACCAGCAGGACGAGTTCCTTCGACAAAGGGGGTGGCGAAAGGCTTTTTCTCTATCTGAAAGTTTTTGCCTTGGTAGGTGACTCCATCTACGCTGCTAGCCCAGTATACCCTTGCCTCAACAGTTCCCATCGGAGCTGCCGGAGTAGTAAAAGATAATCGTTGCTCGGACATTCCGCTGTCCCATGCATTATGATTTGTCAGCTCTATGCCCCCTGAATCACGAAAAGAAACTTGCCCCCAGCGCTGATTTGCTCCTTGCGAAAGATTCCTAATATCAGCAGATATACTGATTATATCTCCCGCAGTACAATCAATGATTGTTCGCCTGTCCCAGCCATAATCAATGGTTGTCCATGTGTTTGTGTACATATATGCAGGATCACATAGGTTTGTCGTCCCCTCCGTCACCGCCACCCCGCCCTCGGGCAAGAGGGTAGCGCAGAGGGAACCGTCGGTATTGTATATCAAGCCGTAATCTGTTCTAATCAATGCCATGTTGTATCACTCCATTCCTAGAGGTTTAATAAATTTATTTTCTGTTGCTAAATCTATAAAAGCAAGACCATGATTAAGGGGCGCAAAGTATCCTTTATTTAGAACATAAGGACAAAATTCTTTAAGTTCGCCTTTAGTCTTTAAAGTAGCCCCTATTTTTACGGGGTTGTTGTGCCAAGCTTCTACGGTTTCAGGGGAGACGGCGCAGGGGCAGACTAGCGTGTTTAGATGGCGTTTACTATACATCCTACTACTGGCTGTGACAGTATGATAGTTGAGCCGTGGCGTGATCTGGGAGATGTCGCCCAAAGATGCTATGTTGCAGGTTAAAACATACTTGTTTCCGACGGTATAGATATATGCTGTGAGCATAGAACCTGATTTAGTTAATACTGCTAAAATTTTGTTGTTATATTCTGCTTCAGTAAGCGTAATTGTATCAGATGAATATGTTACAACTTGATCCTTATTCGCTATTATACGAATAGTTTTCCCAGGCTGAGAGTCTGCCCATGCGCCGTAAATTCCAAGCGTTCTATGCCCTTCAGTGTAATACGTTCTACCTAGCTCAAGTAGTGGCAATCTGGATTTCCCTATTGGCTTATCCCCCGAACGGGACTTATCCATAAAATACGGCTCTAATTCCAGCCACTTTGCTATTGTCCAGTCGCCGTTGATGCTGATTGGCAGGTTGTAGGAGAGTGCCCCAGCAGGACGAGTTCCATCGACAAAGGAGGTGGCGAAGGGCTTGGCTTCCTTCTGTGGGTACGCCAGAAGAACCTCCGCAGGTGCTCCGTCAATCCAGTAATAGGAGGTTCCGCTAACAATATCATTGTCGTTCGTTACAAACTCGACTCTGTACCATCCATCCCCAACTGGCGTGAGTGTCAAATGTCTTGCTCCATTGGACCCAGCTTGAATAGTCATGGTTGTAAGGTCCAACTCGAACCCACGACCATACCGTGCATTACCATTAATATCCTTGTAGTCCGAGTACAATCGCAGTTTTGCTCCCGTTTGAGCGGACAAAACCTTAACATATACAGAGTCGGCAATAACACTTCCCGTGGAATGCCACGTCTTGCCCTGACGAACCCCCCACCGACCCGCACCACTATCGACTTTGGTAAGTCTCAGAGCATATCCGAAACGCCCGTCGGGAACAACTTGGCGTTCACCCGTGGCACCGTCTGTGGAATAAGCGTCCCAACCAGATAGTGTGCCGTCAAGCCACCCAGGGTTCGTCCAAAGATTCGTCGTCCCCTCCGTCACCGCCACCCCGCCCTCGGGCAAGAGAGTAGCGCAAAGGGAGCCGTCGGTGTTGTAGATCAAGCCGTAATCTGTTTTTGTAGCTCCATTCAAACCATTAGGTTTAATACTATCAGTGGGATGAATTTTATTTCTAATTAATAAATCATTACTAAACGAAGCAAAATATCCAGCCTTATCAAAAGTTATTGTATGTTTTTCTTCCATTCCGCCGGGGATAAAAAATCCCTTGGGAGAAAGCCGCGCTTTAGATTTACTAATATTATAAATAAATTCAGGAGTACATGTGTCTATAATACTAAACAAGCTGATTGGAGATCCCCAAAATGCTGTGCCATTCCAATGCCCTAGCCTAGTATCTACCGCCTTCGATAAATCAGGCATACCGCTAGGATCACTATATCCGACCAGTTCTCCGTCAAAATAGAGTTCTTTTTTATGCCTTCCCGAAGCGGGACTGTGATTCATATAGGCTACAACCATGTGTTCCTTGTCATCCCAGCAGTTTGTTATAATAACATCGTTTTGACTTAGTCCCTCGCTATCTCGTGTTCTAAACCGTAATTCATTAACCCCATTCTCTGCAAATAATACAAAAGTATCAGGATAAGGAGCGCTTACATCGCTAAACAGTGCTAAAAGATGATGAGAGCCTGTCGGCTGTAATAATTCAGGTTTTGTTAGTTTCATCAGTATGGCTATTTCGGTTTTTCCTGCAACCAATAAAGAGGGATACGACAACGCTCCAGCAGGACGAGTGCCATCGACAAAGGGGGTGGCGAAGGGCTTGGCTTCGAGTTGAATATTTTTAAATTCTACACTATTAGAATTAAGTGCTATTTGTAAAGCATCTGCATTTTCTACATCGACATTAAATTGAACAATAAAATGTTTAAACTCTTGACTTAATTCAATGGTGCCTAAATCTTTCAAAGTTACATCGTTACCATTTTGTAACCTTAATTTTAGAACTGTACTATAGTTTCCTTGCTCTAATATTTTTGCATCAAAACTAAACGAGTAATCTCCTTGCGAAAAAGGAGCATTGTGTATTATATGAAACCATCCACTTGACCATGCCCAGTTGCCAGCACCCCCACTTGGATTATCATAATAAGCTATTACATGATAATCACTTATTATTTCTGTAGAAACATAATTATAATTCTTTCTCACGTTATCAATATTAAATAAATTCTCCGTCCCCTCCGTCACCGCAACCCCACCCTCGGGGAGCAGGGTAGCGACATGACCGCTAAGCGGGGCTATACGTTCTTTTGAATTTACATTAAGAAGGTCTAAAGTAGTATGGAATTCACCCACAACGCCCTCATCCAATAGGGAAGAAAATCCTTCTTCAAATCTTGGTACATAAATATCGCCGTTTCTAGTAATTTTAGCTCCAATCATTTTCTTCCCTCCTTAATTAAAGATGAAATCAATACAGTTCTCAGAAGAATTGTAAACGATTTGGGTATCGTTCATTTCAATTCCAGGGGTTTTAAGTTTTCCTGTCATTTGACTAGAACCATCTAAAGCTACTGCGCCAATTTGGGTTACAGTTACCTTATGAGGATTGTTTTTGTTACTAGTATGACCAATAAAGCTTTCTGTAGATACCCTTTTATCAACTACCATATCGGGAGTTATAAGCGCATTTCCGCCTACCCTGTTAATATCGGCTAGGTGGATATAGTAATGTCCGCTGCCATCTACAGGAAGAGACCCTCCTTCTGCAATTCTTAGATCTGCCTTTATTTTAATTCTTCGAGAAGGTTCAATACCCGCATCAGCTAATTTTGGATGAATAATAGCGGGATCAGCCGCAGAATCAATCTCAACCTCATAAAAATCTATATATACTACATCAGTTCTATCTTCTGTCGGCGTGGTTAAAGTGAGTCCATAATCGGTAGCAGTAGTATCAGCCGGTAAAGCAATACGATAACCTTCTCTATAACAAGTACCGGCTTTAATTTGGAAGTTATTAACTTCATTAATTCCTACGATTTTCCACCCGTCTTCAATAAAGCAATTTCCAAAAATTTCTATAACAAGCTTTCTACGATTGTAGCGTATAATATCCTGCATCTCATTTAAATCGTAATCAGTAATCGGTACTCCCTGTTGAATAATTACCTTATCATAGTTTTGTGAGGGTTGGAATGAGTTTCGGCTTATGTTTGCCATTTACTTTCCCCCCTTATAACACATTAATCTCATATCTAGAATTAATCGGTTTAAAAGTATCCACTATCCTAGATACCCTCGTAATTATGAGCTGCTTTTCTTCTTCTGAAATTGGATAAGTTGGTGCAATTTCAATAAAGAAGGTGTCCGAAGAAATTGTGGCATCAGGTCTGAAGTCCCAAGTAAAATATAATGAATCTTTATCAAAATCGTCAAAATTAGGTGTTTTACTTTCGATGTTTGTAACAGGGTCGTCATCCGTTACTCCAAAATACAAGGTTTTTAAGATATTCTGATACGTCTCATAAATATAAGAAGTTTCAGGAAAGCCAGAATAATAACGAACTACAGAAGATATTCCTTTTTTAGTCCCAATATATTTATAAAGTCTAACAGCGTTCGCTAAAACCATGCGCTGAATATTAATTGGAAGCGTAGAATCCATGTCCCAATCAAGAGTTTTAGCTATAAATGATAGTAAATCAGGATTAGCTTGTAAGGTGTTATATTTTCCTTGGGAAACATTAATTAATGAGTAAATAAAGTCCAATTCTATCCCTATTATATCAAAAAACCTCTTTAACGCCAAGGTCTGTTCATCATATTTTCTGTAAACCTCCGGCAGTAAATTATAAAGCCATTGTCCAATATAATACCTTTTTGTCGTAGTAACAGCACAAGTACTTAAAGCCGTTGCATGGTATTGATTTTCTTTATCTACCGCGTAAAACGTATAATAGTAAGTTTGTTCTCCCTCTAACCACTTTTCTTTTTCTGGATCAGGCAAAGAGTCGTAGTCAGGAAGGTCAGAAAAACGTAATACCGCAGAATTTTCTCTATGGTAGTCATAGATTTCTGTAGCTGTCCCACGGTAAATTTCTAAGCCAAATGGGGAGGCCGGATCAAGACTGAAATGACCGTGATAACGTATTACAACAGTCTCTTTAAAGTTAGGGTCTATAGGGTTTTTCCAAGTAAGTTTATTCGAATGTCCTAAAAATAGAGGTTCTCCCCGTATTTGAGTTATTTGTAGCATTATTCATTCCCGCCTTCCACGTTAATCTCTAAAGCATCCAATACCAAACACTCGTTTGGTTCTATAACAATATCATCTTTATATGGTTGTGTTTTAAATAACCAGTAATCGTTTTCTACCATAGGAACATCTCCTGCACTAATTGTAAAGGTTATCTCTCCGTTGTCAGAAGTAAATGGAGTATCAAATTCTCCATTTCCCTTAAATATTTCTTCTCCAGTAAATTCCCCTGTAGTACTGAAATATACTTCAAATTCATTGGAGCTGATCATAAGTACCTTCCAAGTTCCGCGAAGATTATTTGCAGGTTCTACTTCTATTTCTGACCAAGAAGGATTGCCCGAAACAATAATTGACATAGGGAAAGGTTTAATTGTACATCTATTAATTACAAAGTTCATAATCCCCTCTACTTGAGAAACCAGCGGATATAGTTCAAAAAGACTTATACCCTTACCAATTTGCCTATTTATAGTACTAAAAGTACTAGTAATAATTTCATTAACGGTTGCTCTAGTTAAATTCCTACTATATAAGTCTCCAATTCTGACATCCATAGATAGTAAGGCTTTTTGTTCCGGCGCTTTATGGGTTTCAATTTGAGTATTAATAATTTTAATATCATCTAACGCCAGTTTTATATTCTGCAAAACCTCTTCTACTATCATATTAGGTTCGATAAGTGCGTACACATGAACGAGAAATCTATTAGAAGCGTCGCCCTCTGCATAAGCGTCAATTACTCCTGGTACTTTTCTTGCCAAAGTTTCATAGTCAGATTTAGTTACAGCACGATCTCCTGTTTTTAAATACAATGGAGCATTTCTCTTTGCCGATTCAATAGACTCACTATCACTCCCGCCTTTGGCGGGTTCTGGATTAAACACACGCTTCATTCGAGATAAGGGTGATACTATACGAGTAATCATATTGCTCCCAACATTAGTATGTGCTCCACCCCCTACCCTGTAAGTAGCTTGAATGTTATTAATACCTTCAGGAGGTATTTGACCATTTAAACCTGCTCCGAAGCGGATATATGTATAGCCATCAGAATCTTTTTCGTGCCAATATCTTCTTCCATCCTCCGTAATTTGTACTAATCTATTAGTTACATCTGTCCATCGTATAAATCCGCTTCCTTCATTCACGTATACGTTCAGAGAAGGTATAATAATATTTTGGTGCCTTAGTTTAAATACTTGATAAGGTTGTCCCGTGCTCGAACCAACAATCTCATTATGAACAGTTATCCCTTGGGTTACCCTTACTTTATAAATATATTCACCATTCTCCATTTCTAAGCCATTGTTAGCTGCCGGAATGGTTAAATCATCGTCCAATTCAAATATAATAGGCTCCTCTCTACCGGTAGGCCGAGTAGAAACAGGAAAACCTCTAGGGATAACCATTGCCTTATTTGGATCAGGTGTAATCTCAAAAACCACATAAGTAGATGCAGGAGTAGCCTCTTTTAATTCATAACCAATGAGTTTACAAAGATCAATTACGGATTTACGTTGTTCGGCAGTAGAAAGGTAAGACTCTTCCCAAATTCTATCCTGATAATATGAAATAATATCCAAACCATAAGCCAACATTTCAAGCAACACAATTCCAAAGTCTGAAGGCGAGAGATCAGTCCATTCAGGGATCTTTTTAGGAATAAGGCTAATAAGTTCAGCTCTAAATCCTTCATAGTCTTTAGCTAAGTATTTATTCATTATTTTCACCTCCTACCGGAATTGAAATAGATGTAGTTTTATACGTGCGCCTGTTTGTATATGTTACCTGGATGGTAACCGTGGATTTTTCTCTAATAATCTGTACATCTTTAACAGTTATTTCTGGTTCCCACCTTGCCAATGCTTCTTTTATATAGTTGATAGCAATAGTATCATATGAGGGATTATTTCCTTGAAAGATAGTGTTTTTAACGGCGGAACCAAATTCGGGGTTCATTTCACGAGAATGAATAGAGGTTAAAAGGATCTGCATAATTGATTCTTTTGTATGGGTATCATCATAATAATTAGATTCACTGACCGCTACTCCCCCTCTGCTATTAAAGCGAAAAGGAAACGAGATACCTCTACGAATCTCCATTTAATCACCACCCTGGCTACAGCCCCTGTAAAATTTTCTTCAAGTCCTCAATTTTGCCGTTGATTTCCTCTAGTGATGTTCCAGTAACATATAACATAACACACCCTACCCAAGTAGAGGGGTTAATTTGCGGAGCGTCTGGATCTAGTAAGGAGTTTTCAATTTCCTGGATAAAATTTACCTTTCCAACAACATCTTTGATTACAGTACAATGGAATCCGGTTTGACTAATAGAATCAGCAACGTTTATTGCCGCATCTTTAGTTTGTTCTGCAATTACCTTAAGCTGATTAACAGCCATTGTTAAAGTGTTTAAATCATTAACCTTCTTACTAAAATCGTTGTAAGTATCTTGGGCATGTTTCTTAGCTTTCGAAAGCATAGAATCTGGATTACTAGTATCTAAACTGGGAATTAACCCTCCTACTGTTAACTGTTTCCAAGGATCATACATAATATCTACCTCCCTTATTTAACCGCAAGTCGCTTTACCAGAACCTTGTGTTATTGTTCCTACGTGAGACCCGTGTTCAGGGCAGGCAATTTCTACTAAATCACCCACCCTAGCTACTGGCTGACCGCCTCCGGCAATACTTACCGATCCAGCGTCTATACTTGCCGAAGACGCACTAATTGTTGCAGAGCCTCCTGCACTTACAGTAACACTTCCTCCAGCCTCAACACCCACATTTCCGCCCGCTGAAACATTGGCATCCCCATCAGCTTCCACAACAACTTTATCTTTAGATATCACCTTAATTAAAGGTGCATTATCATCAATTAAGATCTGGTTTTCTCCGGCGGATAAAATATTTATCTTTTTATTTTCTACATCTAAATGGATAAGGTGTTCTTCTGCATCTGGGTCACCCTTAGCTCTTAAAGAGAGATTACCATTAGCTTCTGATACAATTTCTGTACCCGAAGCATGTCTAATCCTAATGTAAGGCGCTTTAGCTGAATCTCCCTGGGGCGTTTCTGAAGAAGAATTAAATTCTATATACAAATCTCCAGGAACCCAAACAAACCGTCGTTGATGAGTATAATCGTCATAACCTCCTACAGGCAGATTTTCAGGCTTCCACCAAAATCCTACCCACAGCGGTTTATTTGGGTCACCCTCCTCGAATTCAATCCAAACCCCATCTCCAGGCTCAGGCAGAAACTGTATTCCATATAAATCTCCTGCAAAGGGTGCACAAGGTAAAGCCCAATTACAATCATGTTCTCCTAAAACGCGGGGTATTCTTGCTTTTATTCTTCCTTTATATTCGGGGTCTTCAACGTTGGTTACTATGCCCCGGTATTTTCCCCAATATCTTTTAATACCGCTACCTAATTGATTTACTAAAGGAAGTCCTGTTCTACTTAGCATAGTAATCCTCCTTTACATTACCATGACCCAGTAGCGCCATGCCCACGGAAACGTATCGGGATTAATAGTCTTTGCCCTACAACTAAATCCGCAGTTGAACTAATCCCATTAGCAGTTGCAATAGAGGCAAATCTCTGTCCATCCCCGTAATATTTTTCTGCAATCGACCATAAACTATCTCCTGCAACAACAGTATGATAGATGGGTTCACTTATATCAACCACCGGCGGAGGAGTATGTTCTACACTAGGTTGAACATCATCAGAAGGTTCAGGTGCATATTTTAGGCTGTTTCGTTTTACTTCAACCTTTTGTGCATATGCTTTAGATGTAATATGGTGAACTACAGTAGTTACGTTATATATTCCAGAAAAATTTTTACCCAGCCCTAAAAGCTTTACCCCTAGCCGTGATTTAAGATGGGGATTAGGCACTGCTATATCAAGTGTGCCTTCTAAAACATAGCTGGCTTCTTTTGCAATTTGATCAGCCTCACTCTGTACCGCGCTTTGTTGGGTCGATGGTTGTGGGGGTTGTTCTGGTTCAGAAATAGAAGGGGCTTCAATACCCTCCCAGTACGATCCCCTATGTTCATACTCTTGTATTGCTGCCATACTATCACCTCAACCTCCAAGTATCTGTGTCGTCCTTATAATATTCGGCAATTGGAGTTTCAGGACTCGCAACTCCTTTCTGATCCTCTTTAGTGTCAATATCAACATTTTCTACTTCAACCTTAGTCTCTTCATCAGCCAAAACATACCTAAAGCTTGCTCGTTTTAAATTATATGGATATTCCCGCCAATGTAAATCAGTCTGTACTACCGGTTCTTCAAATAAGTGCCACCAAGTAATTTTACCATTCTTAATTTTTAGCCCAATTTTATTTTCTTCAGCAATTCTCAGTAAGAATTTTAAGTCGCTTTCGTTAGCTTGTGATAATTCCTCATAAACCTTTTCAAGTTTGGGGGCATTAGAATCTATTTCTAATTTATAGCCTCCATTTTGAATTACTGTACTAACTAATTGATCGAAAGTCATCTCAGTGTAAGTTGCCTTTTTATCAAATTTATCTAATGCGAAGGACTCATCCATACAAGTTATAATTATTAATGGGACTCCATCTTCAGGAAACTCTACGTCAATAAGAGAAATATATCCATCTAACCAATCTACTACGTCATTTACCCACCCGCCGCGAATTTTTATCTTGGCCCCCTTAACAATAAGAGGATTGTCAATAAAGTAAAGACTGGGATCAGTAAGGTGGATGTATACCAAATCCGAACCACTTTCGTGATCTTCATATGTTATTTCTTGTACCAAATCATATAATTTATCTTCAACTTCTTTTCCGTTTAAGTAAATCTCAAAGTACGGTGTAAGCAGCCCATGTTGAAGTGGGGGATTATACGGCATTTAAACCACTCCTTAGTGTTTTGGGGGTGGGAATTCTAAGGATTGTTCCTGGTTTAATTTCCCACGGCGAAAAGAATCGGCTATTACAATCAAGAATAACCCACCAATAATTAGGGTTATATAAATATTTATAAGCCAAAAAGTCAAGAGTGTCACCATTTACAACTTCATGAGTTATATATTGAGCGTCACTAGGCGGAATAAATTTAGTTCTTCGGCTGAGCAAAGGTATCATACCTTTATCCTTATCTACATGAGGAACAATGGATGATTGTGCATATCGTGAACCTAAATGTACTGCCATTTTATTCCCTCCCTTAAATATCGGGCAATGATTTAATAGAAATATCCAAAGTAGCTCTAATCGTACTAAGAGATGTTGGATCAAAACGATCTCTTTTAAGACGCATACTAGTAATTAATCCTTTTCGATAAAGAGTTCCGTAAGCAATTATAACAGGTGGGGGAGGTTTAAACCTGCCCGTCTGTTCTGGTTTAAACCTCTCCATGAATGTTAAAAATTCTTCGGTATATCCTGAGTACATTCCAAGATCATCAAGCTGGATAGTAAATGTGATAATATCCGCCTCTCCCCTGACATACTGAAATAAAGGGTGTGCTAAACCTGGGGAAGTTATTTCACTATAAAGTACTGAAATCTCTTCATTAATTGGGGTTGGGTTAAATTGAAATTCTTTTGATTCTTGCGTTATCATATCCATTATGACTGCTTTTACAGGTTTTAATGGCATTTACGTCACCCCTTTAAAGGTTTTGTGCGTAAGTAATTTCTCATACTTTCAACTTCAATCTTTTTAATAAATTGCCGGAATAATTCTTCCGCTGCTACTCTAACGGTTGAAGGATCTACAGAGGGCATGTTAATTTGGATTGAGTTCTCTTCAAAAGTAACTATAAACGATTCCATGCCTGCATTAATGCTTTCGTTACCTGATAGTCCTAGTTGTTTTCCTGTTTCTTGATAAAGCTCAATAGCGCGATTATGGTATTTATGGCCTAGTGGAATAATAACCTCTGGTCCGTCATCTCCCGCGTGAGTAAGAATGTGTGAATTAATAAATCCACCACGAGCATGTTTTCCAAAACGAGATGTTATCCTATTCCACATCTCTACACTAACACTAAAAATCTTTTCCCAAGTCTTTTTTGGTTCTGGTGAATACAGCCCTGGAAAATGAGCGCCCATTAATACACTTGGCGCCAATTGGTCTTCTCTAACGGGCGACACAATCATATTCCAGATGGCTTTGCCTAAAGCTTTAAAGGCTTCAATTATAATCTCAACCAGCGTTTTAGCAATTGCTGGTCCATGAGTAATTAGACCTGATATAATACTCTGTATGATTTCTGGACCTTTTGTTTTAACGTAGTTTAATACTTTTCCTAAATTATTTTTTATATTTTCAAGCATAGTTCCTTCACCTTGGGATAAAGTTCCTAATAACATAATGGCTAACATTCCCCACGGCCCAGCAAGGAAATTACCCACTTTACCAAGAAAACCACCCATTTTAAGTGCTCCTAGACCAACGCCTCCTCCCATAGGTTTACCAAAAGTCCAGTTGTAAAGTGCGTTTGGAATTCCCATAGCCAACCGGCCTACTCTAATTGTTGCTGCTGTTGCTGCAATACTACCAACAACTCTACCGATTACATTCCATATCTTAGAGGTATCTAAAAAAGCCCCAGGAACACCCAAACCGTCAGCAAGTTTCATAATTAGTTCAGTTATTTTTTTTAAGGGCGTAATTATAGTCATATTTAAAATTCTTCCAATAAACTTAGTACCCTCAATAAATCCGTCAAAGAAGGTTTTTATCCTAGTAATGATATTAAGTATTTGAGTAAAATCTTCTAATAAGTAGTTTCTACGAGCACTAACAGTCGTACCAAGTGACCCAACGTCAGTACCAGTTAATAGGGACATTAATTCTTTAGAGATTACGTATTTTCCGGTTTCTTTATAGCGCCTTAAACTATAACTTAAACCCTCAAATATGGTTTTAAATTTAATTATTTTACCTGTAAGATTATCCCATAAGCCTCCATTTAAAAGATTGGTTGTACGGTCTTTTAGTTCGGAACCGCCCACTTTACCAGCTTTAAAGGCTTCAATTTGCTCTCTTGCTCTATCAGCAGCATTACCAATCTGTCTAAAGGTGTTGGTTACTCCTGATCTGATTCCCATAAAATCGGTTGCCCAGGCAAGACCCACTAATCCTATTAATCCAAGTATTTTCAATAAACTGAGGCTAATTCTACCCAAAGGTTTAAGGAAATTAGCAACTAAAACGCTCTTAACAGAAAATGACCCTGATTTTACTAAGTGCATAAAGTCTCGGAAGGATTTGGCGCTTGTAAAAGCCAATTGTAGTGCGATGTTTTGTAGTGAACCATATAAGGATACCAATTGACCGCCAGCAACCATAGCGGCTCCGCTCACACTAAAGAGTAAACCAGTAAGTCCTACGCCAATCCCTAGTGTCTTTCCTAAAGCAGGGTAATTATCAATGATTTTGGTAATAACCGCCAATAATCCTTGAAAACTCTTCATTGCAGGAATTACAGCGGGGGCAATCAATTTGCCCATAGTCATTCTGAATGTTTCTCTAGTTCCTTCCATTACTTCTTGAACGCCCCAATAAGTGTTCATTAATCGTTCAAGATATTTTTCAGTGTATCCTTCGGCGTCTTTAATTGCGTCTCTTATTTGTAGTAATGTTTTTCCTTGTTGTTTTTCAAAATTCTCATATTGAACAATAAGAGACATAGAGGCGCGGTTAAATAGAGTCTGTAATTTAGACATTCTAGTTAAAGTATCGCCCCATAATTTTTGAGATCTTTTACTTATAGTATCTAAAATGGTTAGCGGATCAGATTCTTCTAAAAACTGTCTTGTTAAACCTAGTTGTTTAAAAATCTCCCCCCGCTCTCCCTTAGCATTAAACAGATTAAGCAAAGAACCGCTAAATTGCGATAGAAGAAATCCAGCACGTCTAGGATTTAGTCCTGTTCGTGCGGCTGTCATTAAAGCCATAAAAGTGGGTAAGTCTACATTTGGTCCAAGATTGGCGTATGCACCACTAGAGCTTCGCCAAGCACGAGCAATTTCACCGATGTCAAGAGGACCAACAGTCATGGTTCTAATTAAAATATCAAGCAATTTTCCCGAATCTTCATGGGTTTGTTTAATCATAGAGTCTAAAAGTTTCATTGATTCCGCCGCGTCTAATGCACCATTAGAAAAGAATGAAAGAAGGGATACGTGTCGAGCAAGTTCTTTACTTTGCTCGACATCATAACCCGTTTTTAATGCAACAAGAGCCGCTTGAGCAGTTTCTAAGTTACTAGTCGGCAACTCGACCCCTAATTTTGTTAAATGCCTTTCTAAAGCGTTAAGTTCAGTAGTATTAGTAACCCGCCCCAAAAATGAAATCTCTGACATTGTTTTTTGGAATTCTGATGCTGCGGCAGTCCAACCACGTATCATCCTAGTAATACTTTCACCAGCGCGTTTTAAAGTGATACCAGACATAGACATAGCAACACCGGCCATAATCATTGAAGTCATTTGGCGGATTTGAGTTCGAATATTTGTTCGATAAGTTTCCATTTTACTAATCATTTCATAATATCTATCATTAAATAAGTTACGAAAATGCTTTTCAAAACGGTCTGCACCTTGGGTTAAGTCTTTATTAATACCAGCAAATACCTTTTTAAAACCAGCAGAGATCTGTTTAGTTGCTTTATTAGTTGTTTTATCAAAACCCAGTAACTGTGAGGCAATAGAGCGAAGTGGGCCTGTAGCCTTATCAATAACTTCAATTATGATTCCATTCCTATGAATAATAGCTCCCATGGCTCTTAGCCCCCCCCTCCGAAGATTCTTCCCGTCTGTTTTCGTTCTTCTTCAATAACAGACACCCAACGTTTTCGTTCTGACCTAGTTAACTTTCTAACATCTTCTCTACTCCATTTGTATCCGTAAAAAATCCTATGAAATTCGTACCAAAGTTCGTCTAAATCAATGACGCTTGACAGCTCTTCAATGAATAAGGCACCCGTTAAATAAAATTTATTGGGTGTACTCCAGTTTCAAAGGAACGACCACATCCGACACAATCTACATTCAAAATAAATCTGGGACCAAATACTACATCAGCTAAAGTTTTGATTAAATACTCCCTATCTTTGCTGCTTAATTTTCTAAATACTTGAGGATTTACTTTTACGTCGCCTAATTCTTGTACACATCTAGCAATTAAAGTAGTGTTGGCAATACCTTCATTTCTACGTGCAATGGGGTCGATAATCTCCTGATCTTTTCCATTAGGTAGACGCATAAATCCTTGGGTATGGATATTACCTTCTGCGTCCATGTAACCTTTCGGTAATTCAAATTCAATTTTAAACGGATCTGTGTTAAGAGGCAAAATCTCGATTTCATGGGTATAAAAATCCACTTTTAGTCGATTATTACAATTAGGACAGATAGAATCTATTGTCATTTCATCACCAAAAGAAAACTCTCTAATTTTTAATACTAAGTAGTCACGGTCTCCTAAGAAGAGTTTTCTCATAATATCGGCCCACTTGTTTTCACCTAGTTGTTCCCTTTCTAAAACCTGATCATTCTCTCCGATTAGCCTAGTAACACACCCAGTCAAAAGAGCGTTAATCTTACGACCGGCGTTATTTTTAATATCTGGCTTTCCCAATTCCTCCTCTTCCACACCGCTGATTTCCCTAATAACCGCCCTTTTAAATTGGTTACCTTCCTTATCAACGTAACCATAAAGCATTTCTACTTCCAGTTCGTCTGGTTTAATTTCAAGCCCCTTTTGATTTTTATTAAGTTGGTTTTTTGACATAATATCGCTCCTCCTTCAATATGTGTTTTTGTTTTATAAACCGGGTTGAGAGGCCCAACCCGGTTTATAATTTCATTTAAAACGTATACTAATATAAAGTATACCTCCTTTTGGAGTAATGTCTCCTTCCCCAATGTTATATAGGCTTTTTACACTTAACTCACTATCCCTACCTCACAGGATTGTTTAAACTTAAGCAACAGAGCTACGAGTTAGGAGAAACGCCCGTAGGTGTTATGACCTATATAACGTAGTCCTCGAAGGACTTAGGGTAGTCAACTTGAGCTTTTACAAGCTCCACCCTCTATAGGGTGGGGT